TAGCTTCTAGCGCCATATCCGAAACATTAACATCATCACTTAGATTAGACTTTGTGTAGGCTGAAGGCAGCGGATATCCGACACGAATGCCTTTATGGTTCCATTGCGCCATCATGCCGTCCAGCCTGCGAAGAGCATATTGCATCTCTTCCGGCGCGGCATCAAAGACGTAATCGCCCAAGCCTATTTCAGTAAAAGCCTGCTGGATAACATTAAGTTTCGTGAACGCCATATAGTTTTTCCTCTATCCGTTTACGCAACTTCTCGTCGCTTGTGCGGCCATCTACCTTTAGGCCGATATCCAGTGCTTTCTCAATTAGCTCTGCACGAGTTGGCTGCTTGGTGTCAATTTCTTCTTTTTCAGCAGGTTTGCTGAAAGCATCCATAGCCTCTTGTGCATTCTGGAACCAGCCCTTTGTCAAAGCGTTTGTCATCTCTTCTTTAGAGTGAACAGCTTTATATTTAAACGTACCGCCTCTAGCGATTTGATCGCCGGGGCTTTGATAAACCATACAGGGAAATTCCATTACTTTCTCTTCTTTGCTGTTTTAGCTGACTGTTTAAACGCTTTGGCCGTCGGCGCACCTTTGCTTCCAGCCTTACGCATCTTCTCACCGCTTCCCGCCTTGATCCGCTTACGCTTGGCGTGAATGTTTGCATACAATCCTTTACTTGGCACTTTTCGTTCCTTTACACTTCCACCGCTTGCGGCTCAGTCTTAACGGACTGTTAGGATCTTTTGCAGCCTTAGAATGTTTCCTCATCTGACCTGCCGATCTAGCGCAATAGGCGTCACCCTTTTTCGTTCCGGGCTTCACACGAGCGCCGCCGCCTTTGGCTTTACCCGCTTGTCCGTAACTAACCTTCTTACCGGAGGCTGTTACCTTCACACGTGCTTTGCCTTTGGCTGGCTTCATTTCTTTTTCTTCCTGTTCACAACAGGCTTACCAGTGCGTTTAGCTGCTGCCGCTGCTTTTTTGCGACCTGCTGGCGTGTAGGCATAATGTTTTTTACCGACTTTGGGCATATCGTACCTCCAAATGGTTAGGGCGACCCGAAAGCCGCCCCTCCCTTTTAGCAGATTTACGGAGTTTGGCCAAACAGCAGGATACCAGTCATTTCTGGTTGCTTGTTTACCACGCCGTACAGACAGTCGAGACGATACTTCGTCATCATGGTGTTGATGTCATATTGCTTCTGCATAACGACCTCAATGCCATTGTCTGTTGTGCCACGCATCACGTCTGCACCTGCATCGCCCGGTACAGCATAACGTCCTGGCAGAAGCTCAATCGCATCCTTGTGCCAGAAGCAGTTAATGTTTGCTGCATCATAGTTGATGAAGGTAATCGCAGAGTTAGAAGCAGCCGTGACGACTTCACAGTTCTTGTAAGAAGCTGATGCGTCATCTGGTGTACCATCTTGGTTAGAGATGATTGGCGGCGAAATAACCATGCTCGTTCCGTCAACAACAGAGATAACACGGAAGGTTTTCAACTGGCCCGTGTCAGCTTTGGTGATGTGGTGAACAGCATTAACACCAGCAATGGTAAAGCAGTCACCAGCAGCTACGTTAGTTGTCGAAGAGACAGTAACGGTCTGGTAGCGATTGTCATAGTTATTGACTTCACCAGTTGCCGCAGTCGATGTCGCTTGCGGTGTGTGGTGCTGACCAGCACCGGATGCTGTTGTGTTAATGGTGATTGAACCACCACCAGCAGCCGGATTAATGCGGTTAGCATAGTCCAGCTTCATTGTGGTGAAACCAGCCACGTCACCTACTAGCGAACGCTCATATGCGCTGACAGATTTCTGTCCTGCAAACGAACGTGGTGCAACTGACAGATTGGATGCCATGCCGTTATAATCACGGCTAGACAGAGCCAGATGACGATCATTCATCGGGATACCAATCTCGTTGAACACCGCATCAATTTCCGCAACATCGTCATAACCAGACGCAGCACCCGAGCGGCTAACGACAACAGTACCACTCGAAGATGCAACATTGGTTACTGATACGTTAATGTCAGAAGCCAGCTTCTGATATGCAGCGTCACCAAGGCGATTTTCCTGCAATGCGTCACGCAGTTCTGTTGCGCTCATTTTCCACGGCACGGCTTTTGAGAAACCGATAGTGGCAGGAACGGAGAGCTGTGTGTAGTCGCCAAAATTGGACGTCATATCCGTACCTGAATATGAGCGAGCAATGTAAGGCTGTGGACGCCAGATGGTGTTGTTTGTACGTTCCATCATAGTCTGGTCAGTGCCATAAATGCTTACAGCATTTGAAAGCACGAGCGCATCATTGAAACCTTCAAGAATGCTTTCGAACGCAACGCGTTCTTCTTTGTTAAAGGCGTTAGCCATATTTCTATCCTATCATTTGTTTTTGAGCTGCCGCTTGTAAGCCATGACTTTTGAGAAATCGCCAGTTTTGGCAGCTTCGTTTCTAAGTTCGTTTAACCGTGCATCAGACCCTGAAGCAGAGGCGCTACCGCTTATCTTCTTCTCTGGTGCTGCTGCTGGTTTTCGAGATGTGACTTTCAACTGCGTCTCCATGCGCGCGACCGCAAATGCAAATTTTACCGGATCGGTTATTTGAGATAGTTCATCGAGTTTTCTGGGGTTCTTGCCCAGTGCGTAGACCAGTAGTGCCGGATTTTCCGCCCCACTGACAATCATGCCTTGCTGTGTCGTATTAAAAGCGTCCTGAACAAGCTCTTCGGTTTCTGCATAGTCTTTGACTTTCAGACTTCCTTTAGCTTCCTCATAAGACTCCAGTCTGCTTTGCCATTCCTGCTGGATCTGCTTTTCAGCGTTCTCCTTCTGGGACAGCTCGGCATCATGTGACTTTTTACGATCATACCAGGACTCAAGACTTTTTTCGAATTTCTCCGTATCATACTCACAAGATTCCAGGGTCGGTTTAGGCCCGAGTTGAGGCTTTTTGGCCTCTTCATACTCCGCCAGTTTCTTTTCTAGTTCTCTTGCTCGCTTTTTTTCCTCACGATGCGCTTTACGCAGGTCGCGGACCCATTCCGGAGCTTCTTCTTTCGATTCTGAGGGCGGTGACTCCTCATCACCAATCGTGACGATCATTTCGTCGCTTTCAACTTCAGTTTCGGCCTCAGTCTCTACGACTTCTTCCTGCACCTCTGCTTCTTCGACAATCTCTTCGTCAATCTCGGTGTTTTCTACCAGTTCTTCTACGTCCTGTTCTTCCAGACTCATTTTACTACCTCAATCTCAATGGGATTAGCGGCCCACTGGTTCCCGCATCTCTTTCAAAGCCTTCAGGGCGTCATTACGGTCCTGGCTTTCAATATTCGCCAGCGTTGCGGTGGTCTTAGCCTCCGTTTCCGCTGTTTTAGCAATAACATGGGCTGTTTCAGCCTCTGTCTTGACCGCTTTGGCCTGACTTTCCGCCGCTGCCGCCTGTAAATACATCGCATTCGGGTCAGGCTGCTGGTTCTGAGCCTCTGCCTGTAGTATTTCAGCCTCTTTCTGCGTCGGCTCTACTACACCCATGCGTACCAGCTTCATACGGAAGTACTTCCTCGTATCCGCCAGCCCTTCGCCTTCCATATTCATCAGAGCCATGCTGGTCAGAATACTCTGCGTCTCAGGATCAGTCGCCAGTTGCAACATTCCCGTAACACTACGCACAATACCCGCCCTTTTACTCGCAGAAGACGGCCCGACATCCACAGCCACGTCAAACTTGGCATTCGACATATCATTCTCATACGCCACAGCCCCAGCATCATCCAGAACGGGACGTGCCAGCTCAACCTGGCCAATCTCGCCATCCATGCTCATAGTCTTCATCTTGCGGCCATCCTCAACCAGAACATCTCTGGCCATAGACAACCACACCTCACCCGACCGTTTAATAGCCTTCGCCATGTTGCTCATGTAGATGAAGTTCAAATGATCCAGCCGCGTCTGTATCATCTCAATCGCCTTGCCCGACATATGCGTTTGCAGCTCATCCGCCGCATCCTGCTTGCCCAGCAAATCAATCATGTCCTGCTCGGTCACCTGCAACAGTGCAGCCATAGCAGGCGGTATATCAGGCGCCCTCACATAATCCGCCGGACCCTGCAACGTCTCCGCACCATCCGCATTCATAATCGGATTGATCAGCAAATACGGATTATTCTTAACATTATCCTCAGCCCACGCCACCTCGTGACCAGCCACCTGCTCAGGACTAAATATCGGCTTCTGTACCGCACTATACGCACTAATCTCAGCCAGACGACTAAGCTGCATATTCTTCAGCCGTTGCGCATCCTTGACCATCCGGACATGGCCCATCATGCGCTCACGATTATCAATATACCAACGCTTGCCATAAACAGGAATAATCGGGATCTGATTTCCCGCAATGTAACCAAGATCCTCCAGAACCTCGCTACCATTCATAATATATTTACGAACCTTGCGCCGCTTCACACGCTTCTGCCGAACTTCCGTCGCGCCCGTAGCAGCCAGCATACGCTCTAAATTCTCATCTTCCTCAAAGTCACGTTCCGTATAACGCTCCTCAGATCCATCCAGCGTCTGAAAAATCCTGACAGTCTCGGACTTCTCCTCCACTCGATAATATTCCGCCACATACACAACATCCGGCGTCTGCCAGTCAAACTCCGTCATCTCGATAGATGTCGGCATACTCGCAGGGTCTACTCCGTATTCTTCCTCGTAAGCCTCATACGACATCGCCGTAAGAACATAACAAAATCTAGCATCCGACTTGTCTTGCCGCTTTGCATTGAGGTCGAAAAAAACAAATTTGTCAGCGTCGTAAATCGGCTCAATTCGAATACGCTGCCGCTCATCTTCATCATCCTCTTCGTCCTCATACTCTGTTCTGAGTCGCCACGCTCCAAATCCACCCCCTACAGCCTCCTCAAACGCATTGTCATAAGCCTCATCCGCACAACTATCCTGCTCATCCGCACGGTACAAACCATCACAAGTGTCCGCCAGACCCTCGTCACTCGCACCATCCTTGGGCAAAAAATCAACCGTAATACGATTATTACGATACTCATTAATAATCCGCATCACACCCAGATGAACCTTGTTCACCTCCAGACGCGGCCTATTCTCGAATTGTGACTTAAAATCACCCTCCCATTGCGAACCCGCAATAGAATAAAAACGACGATCAGCCAGACACTGTATCCGCTCGTCCTTCACAGAAACCTGTATATTATTAAAACTCTTCAACGCCTCACGGTGAACCTGAACCAGACGCTCTGCTTTACTCACTCTAGCCATCTATCACCTCGCCATTGGCATCCTAACAGGTATTATCTTCGCAAAACCACGCTTAGGCCGGTCCTTCGCACGTCTCGCACCCTCACAAGCATACCTTAACGCATCAATAACATGGTTTTCCTTATCTACAAGCAAAGGCAAAACATTACCCGTCAAAGGATCCTCCTTGTAACTATACAAGGTCAGCTCATCTATCGTCTTCTTGCACCGGGGATGAACCACAATGTCAAACGACTTCAACCACTCAATACCATCCTCAACCGACTTCGGACCCTTCACCGCAGCCCGTATCTTGGGAAAGCCATGCTTACGCATATAACTAATCGTCTCAGGCCGCGCATTATCAGCCGTCAAAGGCCACTTCTCAGCCTCCGGCACCGACATAAACAATTCCGGCGTGTCAACAATCTCACAGCCAACCCGATACGCCTCATAATCAATATACAGCTTACGCCCAACAATATGACACCGAACCAGAACAGTCGGATCAGTCGCAAAACCCCAGTCAGCACCAAACCTGTGCACAGCATCAGCAGGCGCTTCAAACTCCTCTATCGACCAGTTCTTAAATACCCGCGTCTCAGAGTTCTTAACATAATCACCTAACCAGATATGAGCGTACTTGTCAGGATCACGCTTCTTGTCATACTCCATCTCCTCCTGCAAAACATCAGGAAACCAGGGATTATTAACAAAATTAACCTCCTCGACAATCGCATCAGGAGGAGGATTATCACCACGCAACAAAATCTCTATCGGATCCGTCGGCATGCTAGGGTTCCACGTAAACAACAATTCAGAACCAGGCTTACGGATCGTCGGACGTAACAAATCCAGACTACGCTGAGAACAACTCTGAGCCTCCTCAAACCAGGCAATGTCAAAACCCTCAAGAGACTTAATCGACTCAGCCGTATGAGACGCCAAACCCTCAAAAATAATCAAACTACCATTCTGATTATGCTTGATACGATCATGCTGGACCGTAAACAAAGTCCCAACACCCATATTCTCAATCTTATCCTCAATCAGCTTCTTCACCGACTGCTTCAAAGACCTCTGAACCTCACGCAAACAAACAACATCCGTGCGGCCCATAACACACCGCTCAACTATATACTCCGCAAACGCATGGGACTTGCCAGAACCACGGCCACCATAAGCACCCTTGTATCTTGCATTCTCCAGAAGAGGAATAAACCAACGAGGCGTATTAATATTTAACTCAGCCATTGCTTAGTTCCGGTCTAACAACAAAGATAACCAAACTACGCATATAGTGCCCAGTATCAAACTCAATCAATAACCTTACGATTAATCTTCGTAACCTCAATGTGATGCTCGTTCACAGACTTGTCCGAATAATTATCACGGAAACGATTCTTCATCTGAAAAATAAATGCCGTCGCATTAAAACCGGGTATCTTACCCGTCGCACCATTCATCCCAATGTCTTCCCAGTAAGCCTGCGCCGCAGACTGAGCTTCCTTCAACGCCTTCGCAAACTCAGGCTTCTTCTCCTGATAACGCTTCAAACTCGTATAACCAATGCCAAGGTCACGCGCAATCTGAGACATGGACTTGCCCTCACGGCCAAGCTCAACAACCCGCTCGCAAAACTCAGGATCCCACTTAGAAGTACTTGATGCCATAAATCTCACCTAACTTACACCTCGCATCATGTCAATTAAGCAGAACTTAAAACCTCAAAATTGAAAAAAATTCTGGGGGGGAATACAAAAATAATTGTCCGCCGCCGCCCGAAGGGGGTCATACCCCTCGACCGTACGGAACGTACCGTACTCGCAGCGGTTGACGTTACGTCACCCGGAACGGATCGTACACGTCCCCGAATCCTGGTGTACTTGCCGTAC